ATTACTTATAGCGAGTGTTATGTGCAGGTTTCTATTACTAATTTTTTAGAGGAATGAGACACGAGGAAAGCACATTGCAGATAGGCTGCGTCCGTTGGTTTCGGTATCAATTTCCGGGACTGACATTGTTCGCAATTCCAAACGGCGGAAACAGAAACCTCGTCACCGCTTTGATTATGAAACGAGAGGGAGTTTTGGCTGGCGTTGCCGACTTGTTTCTCGCTTTTCCCTCGCAAGGTTTTCACGGTCTTTGGGTAGAGATGAAGACAACAAAAGGAAGACAGTCAACAGAACAGAAACGATTTCAAACCGACATGGAGAAACAGGGCTACAAGTACGTCGTGTGCCGTTCATTTGAAGAATTTAAGAACGAAATTGAAAACTATATCTTATGAAACAGACATACATTGACGAACTGAACGGCATTCAAGACTTTTTGCAACAAGAGTTCAAGAAAGACCCGAGCGTATATGTTGAAAGACTGCGACTTTTGAATACGTTTCTCGCTCGGACTGGTGTTCTGCTTGCGGTTGCAAAATACGAACTTGCAAGCGAAATCGGGAAAATCTACGAGACGGAAGCGGAAAAGATAAAGTCGTTCACACCGACGCAGACAAAGGAGTACATCAAGGGAAGAACTGCAACGGCAAGTTTCTACGTTGACTGGTGCGACAGAATGAACAGCAATTGCGTGCATCAAGCAGAGAACTTGAGAACTTTGCTATCTTATGAAAAAGCCCAAATGCAGTTCGTCTAATCTCAAAAAGGAGGTCGTTATGGCAAACGAACAAAATTTGATACCATTCAACAAACGAAGTAAGAGCGAAGCGAGAGAAATTAACAAAAAAGGTGGTATCGCAAGTGGTGAAGCAAGAAGAAGAAAAAGACAACTCGGAGAAATCGCAAACATTGTCGGTGTCTTGAAGGTTGACAAGAACCAACAAAAGGCACTCAATGATTTTGGTGTTGACAACGCAGACGATATGATACACGATGTAGTTCTCATTGTGGAGCAATACAAGAAAGCAGAAGAAGGCGACACAAGAGCTGCCGAGTTTATCGCTAAGATACGTGGCGAACTTGTAACGAAGCAAGATATTACAACCAACGGAGAGGCAATAGAAGAAGTTGCTCTAATCTTCGGTAAACCTTTGCCAAAATATGATAAAAATAAAAGCGACAGTAGTAGCAGATGAAATAACAGAAGCGGTAAGTAACGGATTTACGACAATATCGGAGCAAGGCAGTTCTCGTAGTGGGAAAACTTACAACACGCTTCTATGGTTGATTGGTTTCGTTGTAAACAACCCTTTGTTTGTTTACAAGGTTTCTGTTGTTCGTGCAACCCTACCAGCACTCAAAGGGAGCGTTCTTGAAGATTTTAAGGAAATACTAAAAAGAATGAATCGGTGGAAAGAACAGTCATTCAACAAGACCGATTTAATCTACACATTTGACAACGGAAGCACGTTTGAATTTTTTTCAAGCGATAACGAACAAAAATTACGAGGTCGCAAACGTGATATTCTGTTCGTTAACGAGGCAAACGAAATAACGCAGATAATGTGGCAGCAGTTGAAAATGCGTACCACAATGTTTGCAATTATAGACTACAACCCATCATTCAGCGACGACCACTGGATTTGTAGTGTAAACCAAGAAGAAAAAACATATCACTTTATCACTACATTCGAAGACAACATACAAAACCTTGAGCAACCAGTCATTGACGAGATAAAGAGTTTAAAGTACAAAAACCCTACTTTGTGGCAAATCTACGGCGAGGGCAAACAGGCAATTGTTGATGGTCTTGTTTTCCCGAATTTTGAGACTATTGCCGACATTCCGACACAGATTGACAAGACATTTATCGGAATTGACTACGGATATACCAACGACCCGACGGCAATCGTTGAAGTCGGAATTGAGGGCGAAAACATATACATCAGAGAAATCGCCTACCAAACGCACTTAATGACTAACGAGATAGCACAAATACTCAAGAAACAGGGCAAGAAAGTCATAAGCGAATCGGCTGACCCGAGAATGATAGACGAACTCGCTCGTGATGGTGTTAACATCGTGCCCGTACAGAAGTACAAAGGCAGTATCGAGGCTGGCATTGCCAAAATGCAGACAATGAAAATACACGTAACGAAAGACAGTACCAACGTGATAAAGGAGTTCAAGAATTACACCTACGAGAAAAATAGGGAGGGAAAATATTTGAACACTCCGATAGATATGTTCAACCACGCAATAGACGCAACAAGATACGTTATTTTAACAACCGTAATGACAAGAAAGGTCGGCGGTGTTCGTGGTGCCATAGCATTTTAGAACAACACACTTTGAATTTCGTCTAATTGTCAAAAAAACGATGATTGTAGACAATTTCACATATTCGGAATACTGCACACTCCCAGACAACGAGAAAGAGGAATTTGCGACGGCGATACGTTTTGCAAAGAACTTGCAGAAGAAAGACTACATCGGAGACAAGGATATTGACGAATGGTCTTTTGCAGACGTCAAGGAACTCATGCAGTATGCGGAGAACGGAGACGGCGAGGGATTTACGAAATATGTGATTGAGAACGTGCAAGGCTACGACGCGGACAAACTTATGAAGTCAAGAGCATACGAGGTTCTTCTTACATTCGCACACTTGACGGAGAAGATTGCCGAGATTATTGAGACGGAGCAGACGACACTCGTGGCACCGATAGATGGAGCGACACGTGTTGCTCTCGGACAGGTGGACTTTTCAATGTTCGGATACTATCCGCAACTTTTGGAATTGGCGAACAACGACCCGACGAAGATTGACGAGGTGTCGAAGATGAAATACTGCGATGCCTACACGTTTCTATACTACAACACGAAAAAGACGGAACTCGAAAGAGCGATAACGAACATCTATAAACACAAATAAAATGAATAAATTCGACTTCATAGGAGTTTTACGGCAGTACTGCGTGAGAAACGGCATTTTCTTTATCATGGGGGAAAACGGCTACGTGAACGCAGTCGCAGACGCAACAGTGTACGAGAACAACGAACTGATTCTTGTCGCCGATTTGCGTCTTGATGTCACATTCGGCGGTTCCGTCGTGCAGACAACCAACTACAACGGAATGCTCGCGCTCGGACGGAAAAGAGAGGTTGACGAGTTCGGCACACGCACCGTCTCAACACTTGACGAGACGGTTGAGCAGAAGTACGACCGGCGGCTTAAATATTTGAGCGAGCAGTTGTGCAACATTCTCAAGGAAATAATGTGCGAGAACGAGGGTGAGATTGTACGTTGTTCACTCCGCTACGACATAAACCAATTCGACCTAAACGCAGACTTCGTGGCTGGCGATTTTTCAATAAACTTCTAAATGAATGGCAAAGATTGAGGACATATTGAAGACAATAGACACGAAGCCGATGATTGACCGCATCTCGCAGGAGTACAACGCACAAGGCTACATCGGTCGCTTCCCTTCCACGTTACGCACTACGATAACAAACACGACAATTCAATTCTGGTCTGCACAATACGGCTGGTTTATGCTTCACGGACGTGATGCTGGTAAAATGCCGCCGATAGCGGCGATACGTGACTGGATAGACCGCTACAACATCCCACGCAACGAATGGGCGGTGGCGAAGAAGATAGCGAGGGACGGAACAACGGGCAACAACTTCCTTTCTCCGATTGTCCCCGAACTCGTAGACATGATAGGCAAAGAAATCCTTAAAAAAGCAAAAGAGAAAAATATATGGCAACGATAACGATAAATAGCACTATTTCGGCAATCAAGGCGAACAATGCGGTGGTGAGCGGTCTCGTTCCGCTTCCGTTCTGCGTGACATTGAGCGACACGGGCATGAAGGTGTTTCTCACGATTGAAACACTCGACCCGTACACATCGCCGTTCATTGTCAAGGAAACGCTGGCTGGCGGACTTCAGATGATGCAGATTGACCCGTACAATTTTGTTTCGGACATTCAGCCGATAATTGAGCACTCGCTAATGAACACCACTACCGCATCGCTTCCGTTGTACAGACTGACCGTGCAGGCGGAAAAGAACGGAACGATTGACACGCAGTCGTATTTTGTGTATGCAGTTCCCGAGACAAGGCAGTTCGGGGAACAGGCACAGATAGGACTTTTCACCGACGGCGATATTCTCGACAAGTTAAATGTAAACCTTGAATGCGATGCGTTTATAGGCAAGAACGTGACGGTGTACAGATACCTAAAATCTTATGCAGCACTTCTTTTCGTTACTGTCGTTACAAGTTATGCGACCGCTGGTGTAAAGTCGTACACGATGCCGACAATCACATGGACAATAAACGTCGAAAACGCTTGCGACGATGATTTGATTGTGACATTCATAAATCACCGCTCGCAGGAAAGGCAAGTGAATATTGGTCGTTATTACACCGAGAGAATTGAGCAGGGCGAGACAATGAAAGTGCTGCGACCTTATGTCAATATCTACAACAGCGAAAGCGACAAGTACAATTTGAACGTCGATGGCACACGCATAATTGAAGCGACAATGAGAAATGTGTCGAGGGAGCAAATGGAGACGATAAAAGACTTGTTTACGAGCAACTGCGTAAAATTGTGCAAGGGTGCAAGCGGCAAAGACATAAGGGTTGATTTGAAGATTGACGCAGATATATACAACACGAAAAAGCCGTTCACGGACATTCCAATGACATTCACAATGCCAAAATATTACACGATATGACAAACGTAGCAATACAAATAAACGGAGAATATGCGGACATTGACGAGCAGACTGCGATAGGCTTCAACTTCCAATCGTTCAACCCTGCAAGTCCCGAGAACTTGTTTCTTTCGTACAGCAACACGTTCTCGCTTCCGCTTACTGCCAAAAATAGAAAACTGATAAAATTCTCGGACCACGTCTGCTACAACTCTACGGAGATATACGACAAATTCGAGGCTGACGTTTTTCTGTGCGGTTACAAGTTGTTTCACGGTCTTGTTCTCGTCGATTCGATTGCAGACCGCATCAACATGACGGTATATGACAAACTTGATTTTGTAGAAACTTTGAAAAATATCTTCTTTGCACGTCTGAACACGGAGCAGACAACCGTGCAGGGGTTGCTCGTCGACTACGTGAACGCAAATAATTCATTTGCCTATTACTCGGACATTATTCAGTACATGGCGAGTGGAACACGTGATATATGGCTTCCTTATTCGCTCGGTTCGTTGTCGGAGCATTATATCGCAGAGTCAGGAGAGTTCAAGGACGGACGGAAAGTAGAGCCGAGAAGCACGACGGAGACACGCAAGGCGAAGGCGTTGATAGGACAGAACACGCAGAAATACGGCAATATTTCGATAGGACTTGAAGACAAGTACGGCAAAATGACACATAAGACGCAGGTAGGCATACCGCCTGTCGAAATTGAAGTCGAAACTTTCGACGACTACATGAATGTATGTCTTTGTCAGTACTTCGGAGAGGCTAATGCGTGGTACGGACTTAACCGCGCACCGTCGACAAGAATAGGAGTAAACTACGAGAAGGGAAAAATAGCAAAGGGCATAAAGACGGGACACCTCATGGGAAAAATCCCGACAATCGTGGATTTGATATTCGATGCAATCGGGGTTGAGAGCAATCTGTCTCAACTTGCGGAAATTCAAGACTTGTTCGTACGTGTTCCCGACATCGCTCCCGTAATGATGTACGACTATAACACCAACACCTATTGGCAGCAGTTTACAAAAGTGTTCAAGGGTGCGTACGACTACGAAAACTTTGAAAATGAAATTTGTATGTCGGACACTACGGCATGGGACTTGATTAAGGCATTGATACAAGAGTTCAATCTCGTCGTTGACCGCTCGTACAATATTGCAACTGGCAAGCAAGTCTACAATTTCTACAAGTTCAACGACATCAAGACGGCGGAAAAGGTGCAGTACAGACTGACGGAGATACAGGAGAAGAATTTCAAGATTGACGGAATAAAGCAGAAATCTGTCATTGTATACGAAGGCACAGGCGGAGAAGATGATACGGACACTTCTGCTGGTCTGCTTGTCGAATGTGCGAACAAGAACATCGAGGAGGGAAGCGACAAAGATACGCTTTTCAAAATCGGTCGCTATTTGCCGAGTTACTACGCAGTCTCGGACGGAGACACGCTGACAAACTACCTTGACATTGATTTGTCGGAGGTCGACAACATGGGGAAAATCATTTTCCTTACTCCCGACTTCGACCACTACGCAAACTGCAACGTATGGACATTGTACGAGCCTGCATACAACTATGCAGTCGAGACGCAATATCAACGTATCGGACTGCTGCCGAACAACGTTTGTACGAATGTCGGCTTGCTCGTTGCAAAACAGCCAGCGGTGGTATCGTCGGGAATGTACGACCAATACCAGAAAATGGTTAAATATCCGCTCGTGTACAAGGTGAACGTGGTTGCAGAAGTTGCAAATGCGATGCGTCACAGGTATTTCCAATTGTGCAACATTTCGGGGCTTGTAGGCGACTACTTCATTGCGTCGATAGAGAACTACAACCCGAGTACGGACAAATATTTCACGATGACGGTGTACAGAATAGAGCGTGAAATTGCAGAAGGCGAGCCGATAGATTACTTACTCGCAACGGAAACACCAGACGGAGCGTATGTAATTACGGAAACAAACGAAGGGGATAAATTCATAACTAAAGAATAAAGAACTATGGCAGAGAAAGAGGCAATAATATTGGAAATCGACGTCAACTCGGAAGACGCAAGCAAGGCACTTGCCGATGTAACGAAGAGAATTGACGAACTCAACGCAAAACGAAAGGAAACAAAGACACTCACGGCTGATGAGGAGCAGGAATTGAAGAGACTGCAACGTGAGCAGAAAAACCTTACAACTGTTATAGGGTCGCAAAAAGGGTCTTACGACCAATTGTCGGCGGCATACTCACGCAACAAATCCGTATTGAACGCAATGAGCAATGAACAACGCTACAACACGGAGGAAGGAAAGAAACTTGAAGCCGAGACAAAAGCACTTTACGCTCAAATGAACGAGATGCAGAAGGCGACGGGGAAATATACCTTGCAGGTCGGAAACTATCGAATCGCACTCAACGATTTGAAAGGAACAATAAAGGAAACGGCGACAAGCTTTTTAAATATGGCAAAGGTAGTACTCGCCAATCCAATCGGTGCAGTTATTGCTGCGGTTGCGGGTGCGTTTATGCTGATGAAGAAAGCGCTTGAATCATCCGTCGCGGGTCAGGAGAAACTTGCACGCATCACGGGAACACTAAAAGGGGCGCTGAACGGACTCGTTGAGGTGCTCGTACAAGCTGGTGAGTTGTTGTTTTCTCTATTCACTGGCGATTGGAAAGGGGTGGCGAAGAACGCAAAGGATATTAAAGACGCGTTCCTTAATATCGGAAATGTTGCGAGTGCTACTGGGAAGATAGAGGAGGCGGAGCAGAAACTACGCAAGGCAATGAGTGATTGGTCGCGAGAGAGGAGCGAGTTGGAAAAGAGACGGAGCGAACTGGAGGTGATAGCAAAGGACACGATGGCGGACAGCAACAAGCGGTTAAAGGCAACACAAGAGATTGAGAAGATAAACGACACGATACAGGAGAGAGAAAGGGCAAACATCGTGAAGCAGATTAAATTACTTGAGGAAAAACAGTCTCTCACGAGCAACACGATAGAGGATAACGAGGAACTGAACGCATTGTACGTAGAACTGAATCGTATAGATATAGAACGAAACCAACGGCAGGCGGAACTGAACGAGAAGAAGAACTCCGCATTAAATGCTATCAAATCGCAGAAAAAGGAGACGCAAGACCTCGCGAAGATTGAGAAAGAAAGCTATGATGCAGAGATAAGGCGATTAAATTCCGAACTTGCACTTACGGAGGAATATTCGGTGGAGGCATACAACTTGCAGGCGAAGATGTACGAGATGGACAGGGATAATGCAATTAAGAACGGGACGGACAAGGTTACTGCGTACAATGAATATATGAAGAACATGGACGACCTTGATGCGAAGTACAATAAGAAAAAGGACGATGACGAGATGACACGCAACGAGGAACGCAAGAAAATGATGGAGCAGTACGAAAAAGACTTGAACGATGCACGAATTGAGATTGTCAAGGGAGACATTGACGCAACAGCAGAATTGAAGAAAGAGGCGTTGAAAAAGGAATACGACGATGCGATAGCGAATGCGGAGAAGATAGGTGCGGACACAGCGAAGATAACCCAATCGTATAACGAGCAGATAAAGCAGATAGACATTGAGGCAGCCGATGCAAAGATTGGCATAGCACAATCAATGGTCGGAAATATTACCGACGCACTCGGTAGTTTGTTCGAGGAAAACAAAGGTATGCAAATTGCAAGCACGGTAGCGTCGACCATAGCAGATGCGGCTGCAACCTACAGCAAGACGCTTGCTCAGGGAGGTGCTTTTGCAACACCTCTCGCCATAACTTCTGCCGCGTCGGTCGTTGCAAGAGGCATTGCGGCGATACAAAAACTATCATCGACAAACAAAAATTCAAAATCTGTTGCTGGAGGAAGTTCAATCTCAAGAACTACGTCAAGCGTGAACGATACAATTGTGCAACGCACGGCAGGCAACATCGTAGGCAAGTCGGAGACACCGCAGCCCGTGCTCGTAGTGGACGAAGTGACCGCAAAGCAGATGCAAATCTCGCAGGCTCAAAAAGTGGCGGTGCAATAGTATTTTTTTGTTTGTAGATTACGTGGTGTAAATCAATAACTTACACCATGTATTAAGAAACTGAATATGTTTTGCATCGTCTAATTGTGCAAAACGAAAGATGATGACAATTGACATAATCGGAGATATAGACGACTTCGCATTAAAACGTTTGGAAGCGAACCTCGCACAATACAACGGCGAGGACAAGGAACTGACACTAAAGATTGATTCTTGTGGCGGATACGTTGACGTTGCACAGGAAATGTGTAAGAAAATCGTGGCATTTGCAGCAGAAAACGACATTGTAATAAACACCGAGAACTCTGGCGACGTGATGAGTGCCGCAACATTATTCTTTCTGCTCGGAAACAAACGGACATTCGACCAAAGCAAGGGAGAATTTCTCATTCATAATCCGTGGTGCTTCAATGTCGGCGACGCACAATCAATGTACGAATGTGGCGACAGCCTCGCATCGCTCGAAGACTATTTTGCCGAATACTACGCAATGACTACGGGGAGCGACAAGGAGCAAATCAAGGAAATCATGTCGAAGAACGATGTCATGCCGACAGAAGACATAACGGCAATGAACTTTTGTACGGAACTAATAAATAACAATTGATATGAAAGAAAAGTTACAAGAAATCGGACGCTTTTTCGCTTCGTGTAAAGTTACACGGGCAAAAGCAAGCGGTGCAATGGCATTGACGCTCAAAGACGTGAACGACAACGAAGTTGTGTTTGAGGTGAACGACGAGAGCGAGATTGTCATCGGCACAAAGGCAACCCCCGACGGCGAATATACGTTTGCCAACGGAAAGATAATCAAAGTTGAAAACGGCGAGGTGTCGGAAATCTCGGTAGATGTCAAAATTCCAGACAAACAACCAACCGAAGGCAAGGAAAAGGCAGACGAGCAGGAGGAAATCGACAAGAACGCACGCATTGCCGAACTTGAGGACGAGAACGCACAATTGAAGCAGGCACTCGAAGACAAGGACACGCTTGTAAAGGAATTGGAGGCTCGCATCAAGGAGTTGGAAGGAGAGACGGAAACGAATGCAAGACGCTTGGCACATCTCGAAGCGTTGGCAAAATCTATACAAATAGACGAGCATAGAGAGGTTGAAGTTCCACAACCACAAGCACAAAAATTCTCATTCAAAAAGAAATAAATCAATTCATAACTATCTAAAATTTATTTACTATGGCAACATTAGATTTATCAAATCTTACAATCAATCCGAAAGAGGCAGACGCTTTCGGTAAGTTCGTTATGGAACGCACATTTATGCGTCCTGAATTACGAAGCATTCACAAAGTAATAACTGGCGTAAAGATGAAAGAACAAATCGTTCTTGCGTCTCAAATGGGCTTGGCTGGTAAACTTGCAAACGGCTGTAATGCTGTATCAAGTGGTGCTGGCTCGGTGTTGACTCAGAAATACTGGGAGCCTGCATCAATTGAAGACACAATCGACACTTGCGTGAAGAGCCAAAACGGTATGTTCAAGGCTTACTTCGACAAAGTAACTCGCTACAAAGAAACCTACGATTTCACTGGTAGCGACGAAGAATTATTCGTTCTTTCACTCATCGAGGACGCAGTAAAAGCAACAATGCACCGCGCAATCTGGTTTGGCGACAAGACCGTTGCAAACGCAACATCTTCGGCTGCTGGTCTTATTCCAGTTTCACCGACAAACACATGGGCTTTCAACTACTTCGACGGTCTTTGGAAGCAAGCATTCACGGCAGTTTCTGGTGGAACTTTAGACAGAGTGACAATCACCGAGAACACACCGACTGGCTCTCCGTTGGCAATACCAGCAATGACTGCTGAAAACGCATACGCATACATTAAAACCGTGTACGAAGCAGCAGACCCACGCTTGAGAAACGACTTGGAGGCTCAAATCTTGGTTGACGGTCAGACATTCATTGGCTACGTGAACTACTTGGTGGACAAAGGAACATACTACGACATCGATTACACTCGCGACGGCTTGCAGTCAGTCAAGTTCATGGGTCACAACGTAGTGAACATGGAGACCGTATGGGACGCAAACAATGTTTACTTTGAAGACAACACGGTAAACGATTTGCCGAACTTGCCTTACAGAATTTTCTTCGCTGCTCCTGCAAACATTCCAGTTGCAACACTGGCAGAGGAAGACTTCGGAGAAATCGAAAGCTGGTACGACCGTGGCGACAAGACAAACCACACACGTTTCGGCTTCACGCTTGACGCGAAGTTGGTTGACAACTCATTGGCAGTCGTAGCATACTAATCAACATTCGGGAGGGTGCAAACTCTCCCGATTTTTACAAACATTCAAAAAATTATTACTATGGCACTTTGCACAAAGAAAATTCATAAGAACGCTGTCGCAGACTGCTCAACACAGGGTGTCAGCGGCATAGAACAAGTCGTGTACGTGATGAATAGAAGCGACATTGCTTCAATGACGAGAGACGCTTACCTTGACAACAAGTTGACGGGCTTGACAATTGCTTCTGGGGCAAAAGCATACAAACTTATCGGACAGAAACAAAATCTTTCTTGCGGAAGCGAAAGAGTTGTAAGCGATACGGCAGCAGACAGCTTCAAACATCGTGTTTCGTTCCAATCGTATGAATTTGACGCGCAGTCATTGGACAACTTGGACGAAGCGGAAGACTTGGTTTGTGTAGTTGAGAGAAAAGACAAGAGCAACGTAGACGGAACATTCCTGATTTACGGCTTGGGTACAGGCTTGTTCTTTAGTTCGGATACATACTCAAGCAACGAGAACAACGGAGCGAGAATGTTGGAAATTTCGTCTCTTGAAACGCAACTTGAACGCAATTCTGGATGCACATTCGTGAAGACGGACTACGCAACTACAAAGGCTTATCTTGAGAGCCTCGTATAACATCATCAAGGCGGTCGGGGGTTTCTTGACCGCTTTTTTATCTTCAAACATGGACGAAAGACTATACACGGCGACAGCATACGAGATTGAGACCGATTACTATCTTTATCATTTGATGATTGACATTATGACGAAGATAGACGGCACCGCTCCGATTGGAAGTTGCTGCGGAAGAAACAAGGCACAACATTGTGCCACTTTTATAAATAACAAATCAAAATACTTAACGACTATGGCAGAAATTGAAAATCGTACCATTGTTCCAAAAGAGACTGGCAAACTGGTACAAGTAACGACGGAACAGAAGTTCTACAACCTTGACACTTGTTCTGACAAGGATATTCTGCACCTCATTAAAATCGGTGCCGTAAGCAAGGATTTTTTCAATTGGAACAACTACAAGGAAGAAGAAAAGAAAGTCGAACAGACGGCAGAAAAACAGCCTAAAAATGACAAAAAAAAACGATAGTAAATCTGTCGGACTTTTTACGTGAAAAAGAGGCGGAGAAAACTATAATCGTCATCGGTTGTGGTTGTTCCGCTTCTTTGATTTTACCGTATAAGAAAAAAGTAACGACAATAGGCGTTAACGACATCGATGCGCTGTTTACTCCCGACTATCTTTGCATAGTAGACCCACCGCTTGCATTCTCGGACGAAAGACGGAAGACGGTTGAAAACTCAAAATCAAAATATTTATTTACACCTCGTCCGTTATGGTCGCATGAGAAACAAGTCATTTTCAACATCGGCGGAACAGGAACGGACCAGCTCCAATATAGAGGGGGGAATTCATTTGTAAATCATTCTATAACATCGCCGTACATTGCAGTAATTCTTGCATTTTACTTGGGTGCCACGAACATAGGTCTGCTCGGTGTCGACTTCACGGACAATCATTTCAACTCAAATGACGGGAAGCACAACCTATACAACCGTCTGCACGTAATCGACAACGATTTCTCGCACCTGCGTGAACGGCTCAAAGACTTCGGCTGTGGACTCGTCAACCTTTCGCCGGAAAGTCTGCTTAAATCGCTCCCGAAGTGCGACATCGGCAAATGGTTGAAAGATTGCAAGACACACAAAGAAAAAGTTTCGTCTAATTGTGTAAAAAATAGATAAATGAGAACTATCGACATAGATACGGAAAAAAACACGATAAATCTCACACGCTCGCAGATTGCGGACGGAAAAATCGTATCCTACGGCAAGAACAACGACTATCCGACCATCATCGCTTCGCTCATTGAGAACTCGCAGACTGCAAAGGCAAGCACGAACATTCTTGCGTCGTTCATTGCATCGGGTTTCGTCAACGAGATAGGAAAGGTTGAAGTAGGGAAAACTTTTACGGGCAAGGCTTACACACTAAACCAACTGACAAGGGACATCGCACAATCTTTGGCACGTTTCGGCGGTGCCTTCGTCATGGTGAAGAAGTCACTTGAAAACAAAGTGCTCGAGACGAAGATAATGCGTTACGAAGACTGCCGTTTCTCTGCTTTCGACGATAACAAATTTTCGAATTTCGTGTATTATGGCGATTTTTCGAAGACTATCAAGGGAGAAAACAAGTTAAAGAAGGCGAAGAAATACCCGATATTCAACACAAGCACGGCGGTGTTCGAGGCAATGTTAAAAGAAACCAACACGACAATACAAGTTTATCACATTTTTGTAGATAATACGTACATATACCCACTTTCGCCGCTTGACGCAGTAGCATACGATATGAATAGCGAGTACCAGATACAGGTAAATAGACAGCAGGAACTGACGCAGGGAATGCCAAGCAAGATATTCATTCACTTGCCGCTTGACGGAACGAAAGAGGAGAACGAGGAGACGATAGAGACAATCAAGAAGTTTGCAGGCTCAAGAGGCGAACGTATGTGCGTTTTAAAGACGCAGTTTGCCGTAGACGGAACAATAGACGAGAGTTACAAGATAGACAATATACCAGACAACAGAAACGCCAACGCAAACACGGAGGCGGAAAAGAGTTGTGCAAACAATATACGCAAGGCGATGTTCGGTCTTCCGGCCGTGCTGATTGACTACGAAAGTGGAAACTTGTCGAACAACAGCGGTGAGCAAATCAAGACGGCGTACAACTATTATTCAAGAGTTACGGCAGATTTACGCACGCTTGTGTCGGAAAGTCTTGCCGAAATATTCGAAAATACCTCAATTTCGTTTGCAAGCAAAGATTTCACACTTAAAACTCCTAACCTTGACTGATATGAGTACGATACTTACTTACGACATAATGCAAGTCTACAAACCTTGTTCGAATAACAACAGGGCGAGAATAGTGCAACTGATTAAGGAGGTCGAGAGGCTCGAACTTGCGAGGGCATTCGGCATGGACGCATACACGCAGATGGTCGAGGAGGCGAACATGGAGGAAAGACCTACGGAGATGCAGGAAATATTGGACGGAGGGCTTTACGAGGCAATTTCATTCTTTGTATACGCACAATATTGCATAGAATCGCAGGTTGCGGATACGTTCACGGGAATGGTGACGAAGAACAGACCCGACAGCGAGAATGTTCCGCTCGGAACATTGAAGAACTTGCAGACACACAACCGAGAACTCGCATCGCTCGCCCTTGAACAGGTGAGATGCAAGATTGAACAGAGGTTTTGCACTCGGCAGACTGCGACACCGAACAAGAACGTGCAGATTGTAGGCATACGACGCAAGTTCGGAAAGAACAATAGAACTGATTTCGATATAAATTACTGGGAATAATGGCAATAGAAAAAATAAAAATATCTGAACTTACACCGACCAACACAAAGGGTCTTGTTATTGTGACCGTATACGAGGGCGGAGTGCCGAAAACGTACTCCTACGACCTCAACAACATTACTGGAGTTGTGAAAGGCAGCGAGTATGCAGGATTCGTGCCTTGCTCAAGTTACATCGGTGCGTACATCAAGCCGTTCACTTCGCAAGGCGGAATATTCGACACGACAGACCAATTCTTTTATATCTTGACTGGTGCGGGAATTGCGGGATTTTGGGACGACAACGACCAGCCGCATACATTCACACAACTCAACACGCAGACGACGATAGTGTATTGGGACGGCAGCCAATACAACAGCGTGGTTATTGCCGACAACTCAATCACGAACTTGTCGGAGACATTCACTCCGCAGTTCGTCGCCGCAGGCTTCTCGGCAAGGGGTGTAGAGCAAAAATACAAGTTCGACATGAGCCGCTATCCTATCTGCGTGCGTACGTGGCAGGAGTTCGTCGACACGATGCAGAACGGAAATGAATATATCAATATATATGTGTGCAACGACATAACGGCGGACAACACCGACCCGACGCAGATAGACATTCACAAAGATACAAAGGCGATAAGCATTAGCGGCTACGAGATTAAGGATATTTACAACCTCGTTCTGTCTTCGCTCAACCGCACGGAAAGCTTACGCATCGACGTGAACAACAAAATAACGTTGAAAAGCACGTACAACCCGATTACGCTGACAGGCGACAAGGGTTCGATAACATTCAACATCGACAATCAGACGAAAATGAACGTGAACGGCGAGGTGTCTTCTTCTTTCGTAGCGTTGACGAACAATCAGGCGTATGCGGTGAAGATAGTCGGCGACATCGTTGAATGGTACATCGGCGGAGTTGTTCCGACCGACATAACGGGAAACATCACAATAAGCGGTGCGTTCACGGAAAAAGCAGACAAGGTGACGGGTGCGACCAACGGAGACATTGCTGGACTTGACGCAAA